ACCCACTGCTTCATCTTCGCGGGTCCTTTCCTGGACCTATCCACGTGTCGATCCCGCCGCAGCGCCGACACCGGATCTCGTAGTGCGCGACGGGCTCGCAGTAATCCTTCAGCACGTGCCCGAATAGGAAACATCGGAGCCGCACCCACCACGGAACAGGTAGCGCGGACCCAGAAGAGACGGATTGAGTGCCCTGCTTCATTCGCGCGACTCGTTTCCGAACAGCTTCGGGAGCGCGCCCATCGCCTGGCCGAGTTCGTCGCGCATGCGCCAATACTCGCGCTCACCGTACTCGGTGACGTGCCTGATGGTCTGGTCTGTGTGGCCCCATTGCGGCGTGCCTCGCGTGTAGCCGTCCAGCTCCAACTTCGTGGTGAGCGGTTCGGTCAGGTAGTAGACGCGCTCAGAGCTCACGGTCATGTCGGCGTAACCGCCCATCGACTCTCGGACGATGCGCGGTCCCCCGTAAGCGCTGCGGCAGCCTCGCATGCGGTAGCTCAGGCAGAGGTACCCGCCGGTTCGGTAGTCGCGCCTGACGAGCAGATCGAGCGCGGTGAACAGGTCATCGATCGGATTGTCGATCGGTCGGATGACTCGAAGGCTCATCCGACCCTCCTCGGCAACTTCGACTTGATCCTCTTCCGCTCGCTCGCCCGTCGAGCGAACCTGTCCTCGAGCCACGCCGCGAACCAGATCCCAAGCACGAACACGGTCTCGCGGATCATGACTTTCCTGAGATGAGAAGCTCGCCGACGTTCCCGCGCTTGTCGCCCTTCGAGTTCACGCGGCGGGGCGCCTGAACCTTCTCGATCTTGAACCCCTTGTAGAGCTTGCGCACGAACGGCGTGTCGCTGTTCGAGAGGAGCACGTGGACGCCGCGCTTGACTAGCTTCTGCGCGACGTCTCGAAGCCGCTCTTGCGTTTCCGGACCAAATCCCCCTTTCGTGTAGGCAGTGAAGTTCGCAGTCTCCGACGCCGGCACGTATGGCGGATCCATGTAGACCACGTCGCCCCGACGAGCCCGCATCGTCGAACGCTCGAAATCGCCAGGCAGAAAACTGACGCCACGAAGCGCAGCCGAAACAGCGCGCAGGTTCTCTTCATCGCAGATCGTCGGATTCGCGTACTTCCCGAATGGAACGTTGAACTCGCCCTTCCGATTCACTCGGTAGAGCCCGTTGAAACAGGTGCGGTTCAGGTAGATGAGCCGCGAAGCGTCGCAGGCACCTTTCTGAGCACGCACCTTGTAAAAATACTCTTCCGAGTGCTTGCCGGCATGCGCCTTCAAACGACGGACGATCTCCCCGAGATCATTCTTGATCGCATAGTACGTCTCGATGAGATCGTGGTTCGCGTCGCCGATGACGGCCTCCTTGAATCGTCCCTCGGCCGCGAGCGCGAAGAACACCGCCCCCCCACCGATGAACGGCTCGTAGTACGTCCCGATCTTCTTCGGAAGCCGCGGAAGGATCTCCGGCAAGAGGGAGGTCTTACCGCCCGCGAATTTGATGAAAGGCCGCGCCTCTGCCACTGGGAAAGGGCGGGGGGGTGTGTTCTTCGACGAAACCATCTTGCTCTTCTCTCCTTCGACTCGAACCCAACCTGGAGGCGGCCACGGCACGCTCGGATCGAGGATCGGCGGTACGCAGTCGTTGCGCGAGCTCACTTGATCAACCCCCGCACCCGAACGTGCTTCGTAGCGACGCGGACCGCCTTGCACTTCACTTTTTTCTTGTCTCCCAGCGTGAGCATCACCTTGGCCTTCTTGTCCATCGGAACGAACAGCCACCAGAGTAGCGTTGCGAGGTCCCACCAACGGAGCGGCACGACGAGCCAGATCGAATCGTCGGAGCCGACGAGCGCCATGTCGGCGAGTCCTTCAAGTTGGAGCTCTACTTCCTTGACGGCGCTCATCGCACGATCCTCAACTTCGGCTTCGCCTGCGGCCAGTCCTTCGGCACGAGGTTCTCGAGCGGGTCGCCGAGCCCCGCCTCGACCGCCGCTCTGGAGTAGCTCACGGCCTCCTTCAGGTAGTTGATCGCCTGAAGCGCCGCTGTCTCATCGTCTGGCCTGAACACCGAGTACGCGCACGCGATCCGCTGCACGGCGAGGTAACGAAGGCTTGGTTTCTTGTCGCGTTCTTGCCCGGGGCGGTACTCGCGCCAGACGGCGTCTTTGATCTTCTGCGGGAGCGCTCTCCAGTGGGTCAAGCAGAAGAGCATGCGCGGAGGGACGGGGCGCGTGCAGTTGGGGGAGTGGCAGGTGTGGCTCATCGGTGTCTCGGCTCTTCGTCCAAGATGCGCTGAGCCGCCTCGGTCGCTGCGTATCGATCGTGGTACTCCAGCTCTCGGAGGATGTCCGCGATCCGTGTGGCCCGCTCAGGAATCAACGCTTCGCGCGCTATCTTTCCCTTCACTTCGGAGATGGCCTCGTCCACCGTTTTTCCGTTGCCACCGTTGTTGTCGATCTGAATGCTCCAGGAGAATTCATTCCAGGTTTCAGCGGGCGCGTACGGCTTGAACTCCGCTCGTTCTCCGAATCTGAACGCCAGGCGCGCGTCACGGAGGTTCGCGTTGGGGAATTCTTCTCGCAGTCGTTCGAGGGCTTGCGCCAGTGGGCCTTTCACGACTTCTCCTTCGTCAGCTTCACCACGCCGCTCGGCGCTCGATCGAAAAGTCGCGCGACCTCGTTGAGCCCCTTCCCCTCCCCAATGAGCCACAGGTAGATGGAGCGCCGCGCGGTGTTGATCGACGGCGCGAGGTGCGGGCCCTCGTAGAGCTCACGGAGCGTGACGTGGAACTTTAGGGCGCGCGCTTCGACCTTCGCGTGAAGGTCGGCGGCTTCGAGACGTTCTACGAACTTCGAGAATGATCGCTTCATTTATCTCTCCTCTACGATCTTCTTCACGATCTCGCGCAAGTACTTGCGCTGCTTCCAGGTGAAACTGCCCCACTCGAGAAAAACGCTGGGCGCGTCCGCGGCGAGCTTGAACTCCCAGTCCGTAAGATCGAGCTTCGCGAACGAAGGATCGGCTACGAGCCGCTCAAACGCTTCAGCGAGCTCCTTGTCGTCGCAAACGAGGAGCGGGTGCGGCTTCGGGATCTCGAACGAAGACTCGACGACCCTCGAAACGACAGCGATGTCGGAGCGTACCTCCTTCGGAACGCGCCAATCCTTTCGCAGATCGCCCGCGTGCGCCGTCCCAAAATCGGTCAAGTAGACAATCTGGAGACCGGTTGTACCACGGAGCGCATTCTTCCCAGCGTGCCAAGCCCCGACGATCTGATCCTTGCGCGCGGCCGCCATCATCGGTGGCCCCTCAACATTTCGATCCGGTCTGCTTGCGCGAACCGCTCGTGCAGCTCGAATTCGATCTCTTCGAGGCGTTCCGCTTCTCTGATCTCCTTGCGCTTGCGCTTCGCCGACGCTTCGCGCGAGAAGAGGTTGGCGAGTTCGGCTAGGAGGGACGCTCTCACGGTTCTTCTCCTTGAAGCTCTGCGCCGTACGAGCGTCCAATCGCCCCGAGCCGTTCGTCGTCGGACACGAGCGGCCACAACCGCTCCCGATCGTCCCAGCAGAGCGCGTACGGGATGAGCTCACGCGCGAGCCAGCGCGTACTCGCTTGCATTGCCGGTAGCAGCGCGCGCACCGCCGCGAGCGCGCCGCGCTGCCCATCGTCGTCGCTGTTCGAGTAGAGCTCCCAGCACGCGACGATGGCGGAGAGGGCGCGGGTGTCTTGGCCGGTGAGAGCACCGAGCGAGCCCTTGAAGAGCTTCGAGGGGCTCGACGGATCGGCTGCGCAGGCGCGCGCCCAGGTTTGCCAGGACTGTTTTGCCATCGACGGGTGAGACGGCCCGGTTCGCCGTCTATTCACTACCCGTACACCCTTCTTCATTCTCGCGCAACCCCATGTCAGATCCAGTCGCCCTCGGGCGTCCTAGGGACATGCGACTAACCGGTCTACGAGCGGAGACGCTCGGCAGCTCCCGACGAGGCGGAAGCAAGCGCCTCCAAGGAAAAAGAGGGCCGACAACCCCCGGTGGGGGCGTCACGTTTCGGGTCAAGTACCCTGAGAGCCCCCGAGCGGGTGGGGAAGACCGGCGTCGCCTTCTTGACGGGACCCCGAAGGCGCGAGACACTGTCCGTACAAGATGAGTTCGATTGCGCACACGCGTCGGCGTGTCGTCGCAGCCCCTGCCCGCAAGTCGCAGGTGAAGCTGCAAGGGATCCGTGTGATCTTCGAGCAGGATCCGGAGCCCGACACCTCGTACCTAGACCAGGATGAATTCGAGGATCGACGCGCCGAATACGAGCGAGGCAAGTTCAACTTCGTGTACGCCCACGCTCAGGCCGAGGTCGTCATCGAGGGCGTCACGCAGGTGCTCGAGAGCGGCGGCCTCGCCGGCATCGAGAGCGACTCCGAGCAGGAGTACCTCGACGAGATCGCCGCGGAGGAATGGAAAACGCTCCGAGGAATTTTGAAGACGGTGGGCGTGCCCACGTCAGAGTTACCGGTCGAAGTTGACCCGATGTGGGTCGAGTGGAGGACGTGATGCGTTTCCCGAAAATTGATGATGTCGCAACCGAACTACGCGCGATCAACAAGCAGCAATCGGCGCCAGACGGCGACGATGGCGGCATCGACGTTCGACTCCAAGTGTACCCTGACGGCGACTGGGCGGTGCGATGGGGATCGTCGGACTACGATCAAGATCATCGCGGGTACTGGGGGGCCTCGAGTGTACCGGGAGACAATCGCCGTTTCGACTCGAAGGATCTAGCGCGCGATCTGATCGATCAAGCGAAAGAACACTTCGCGCAAGGCGACGACGACGGCGTTCTCGAAGAAAATGAGGATGACGGCGAAGACGACGAAGAAGAGGGCGACGAGGGGGACGAGTCGGAAGATGAGGAGGACGAGGATCTCTTCTCGGACGAAGAGATGGCGAGCGGCTACGTCATCTCGGACTCGCGCGGTGGCGGCTACGACGTCGTGAACGAGCACAAGCACGTCGGGCACTACAAGGACATGGACGAGGCTCTCAGCGCCATCGAAGAGCACATGAAAGCCTCCAACTGGTTCCCGAACGTCTACTACGTCAACGAACGCGGCAACGTCGACTTGCTCGACGGTGACGGCAGCGTGATCGAATCGAGGGTGTGATCATGGCAACAAGAAAAATGCGAAGCCGTCGACAACCGAGTCTCCCCGGATTCCCGGACACCCCCGAGGAGTTGGAAATCCGAATTCCGAAGATGTCCTGGGAACAGATCGAGGGCGACGTAGATCCTGGGGCGCACGGTGGCACAATCGCGATGGCCGACGGGAACCACATCGAACTGCTCAAGATCCAGCCGGTGCGCGAGTACGTAGGCGACAAAGAAGCTGCCGATGTCGGTTTTCCATTCTGGACGAAGGAAGCGTGGTTCGATCTCGCCGATCTCGACCTGAAGAACGACGACGTACGGAGCGCGCTCGATTCCATCGGTATCGACCTGGAGCATCCCGAGGAGTGGTTCGAGAAGATAACTCCCGAACAGCGCGCGCTCACAATCGCGTCGGCGTTGCTCGACTACGGGCGCGGCGACGAGGGTAACTCCGGATGGTCTGAAGACCTACCGGACTACGAGGTGAAATGGTCGTCGAGAAGTGAGATTGCAAACCTACGCGACTATCTCGCCGACGAGGACGAGTCGTTCCGTGACGACGTGCTCGGCTACAGCGAGATCCGAGAGAACCTCGAGAAGAAGGTCGAAGAGATGGCCAACCAAAGCTCCGCGCAAGCATGGAGCACCGTTGGCGATCAAGCGGCAGACGACGCCGAGCGTGACGGGTTCGATCCGAAGACGCTAGTCGGTGTCGCCGATTTCGGAGACGCGGTGGGCGTGAACGGCGACATCGAGAGCGAGAAGACGCTCGCGGGCGTCGAGGGCGACTTGGAAAAGGAAGGCTACGAGATGCTCGACGGCGGCGGCAAGGTGCCCTCCGAAGAGGCGATGGTGGACCCCGAACACGCCATCCGCTTCGTAGCGAGCGACATGGAACTGCCTATCGAAACGGTCAAAGAGGCGGCTCAAGGGATCGAGTGGTGGCCCAAGGATCGCTACGACGAGATCGCGAGCGACACGAGTGGATGGGCCTCGATCTGGGGTAAGAAAGATCCGAACGCCCACATCGAAGACGGCGACTACGTCGTGCAGGGAATGTACAGCGACGGAACCATCGTCGGAGGCTTGGGCGGTGGCGGTGGCGAGACGTTCTCGCTCAACGACGAGCAAGCGGCCATCCGCGAAGCGAAGAAGCTCCTTCGTGACCCGACGTTCGAGGGCGACGTGGTGAGGGTCATCACGCGCGACGGAGAGCTCGTATGGAGCTCGGAACCGGAAACAGATCATACCGAAGAGGCGCCACGGCGCCGAAGGAGACGTTGAACATGGCACGCACCGAGAAGGGCCGAATCGTCAACCCGGGCATGGGTGGGTTCCTGAATCCTCCGACTCACCCGGAACATGACTGGCACGTCGAGACGGATCTCCGCCGCCGTCCGGAAAATCGAGGAGGCATGAGCCTCACCGGGGCAGTCGAGTCCACGTGGCTCGACTCGAGCACTCGCTCCGAAGCGAAAAAGCTGCTCAAGAGCTGGAAGCCGCCGCCGATCAACAGCCCCGAGATCGTAGACTGGCGCCAGCAGGTGCTTGGCTACTTCCGGAGCATGTACCGCAACCCGAACGCTCCGAAGAACGAGCAGTGGAACGCATCGGTGATGATCGCCGATCGAGACCGAGACCCGATCGCGAACGCCGACGAACACGCGGGCGTGCATTTCATTCGCAAGTTCTACCCGGACTACGTTCCGACCGAGGAGGACTTCGGCGGAGCGTACTGGGGTAGTCGTCCGGAGAGCGCGACGGTACATGAGAGCAGACGAGGGGCGTCAGTTCACCGCGATCCGGTAGACGAGCATGCAGCCACCGAGCTCGTGCTCTACATCGAGAACACCTCCGACCTTTCCCCCGACGGTCCGCGCGGCCAAGGGCGCGACGTGCTCCTCAATGCGCTCCGCAAGTGGCGTAAGGGCACGTACGATCCCGAGCGTGCTGTGACGCTCTTTGGGTACATCGTCGAGTCAGGCGCGAAACGCTACGCGAAAGAGTTCAGCTCCTCTGAAAGAGACTGGAGCACGATGTTCAACCCAGCTACGCGGCACGAGGTGGCCAAGCAACTCGAGACGAGCTTCCGAAATTCGGCTGAGCACGGCGAGTACGATCACGTCGACATACGCACCGGAGCGTCTAGCAGAGGGATCGGAACCACCGCACGCGAAACGCGAGAAGGCAAGTCGCTCTACGACAAGCTCAAGGCCGCAGGCCAACAGCTCGACCATCACGAGTCTGACCTCTACGTGAAGTGGACCGCAGAGGCGAATGCGATCATTCGCGCGCACGGTGGCCCGGAGGCTGCGAACGCACGCTCGTTCACGGGCCAAGACGGGGAACGCTGGATCGACATCCCGTTCGCCTACACTCCGTGGTGGAAAAAGCGTCAACAGCAACGGACGGGCGAGGCGTCTCGCTACGGAGACCGACGTCCGGCACCTCGAAGGAGACGATGATGGCCCGCATGGACGAATTCACGCAACAATACTTCGATACAGCGCTCTGGTCCTCGAACGACGAGAGCGACGACAGCGGCGGAGAGCCGCTCGACAAGAACTACGGCATCGAAGACTTCGATCCGGCGACGCGCGACAAGATGATCGCCGACTGCGCCGACTTCCAGGAACGGTTCGGTACCCTCATCGATGAAGGAGGCGGGGACTACGGACGAGCGGGCCATGACTTCTGGCTCACCCGCAACGGCCACGGCGCAGGATTCTGGGACGGCGACTGGCCTGAGCCGCAAGCGACGAAGCTCACCGACGCCTCGAAGGAGTACGGCGAGTTCGATTTGTATCTCGGCGACGAGGACGAGGACGGCGAGAGGGTGATTTACGGGACACCGCTGGAACGTATCGCACGTAGTGTGCGCGAAGCTCATCACTACCCCAAACCCCCCTCGCCCTCGCACCACTTCGTCTCGCCGCGTGTCGCCGACGAAACCGCAGCCAAGACCATCGCGCGCCAATCGAGCGGCAGCCAACAACGCTTGATCCAAGCGCTATCAGATGCCAGAGCGGTCGTTCTTCGTGCCTACCCGGCGCCTTCTTACGCGCTGGCGAAGGACGAGCGCCGCGATCTGCTTCAGGTGCACGTCCGTTTCCCCGACGGGCTCATCGGCTACTACTCACCCGGAGGCCCGCCTCGTCTGTGGAACTACATGTTCGTCGCGGGTAGCAGCCCAGGCGACGAGAGCTTGCCAGGTGTGTCGCCGAACCAAATCGAGACGGTGACCACGAAGAGCTACGGCATGCGCGAAGCCAGCGGCCACCGCGTCGCCGACTTCAACTCGCTCGACGACCTCATTGCGCACGCGCGCGGCGAAGGAGCGACGCACGTCTCGATCCACGAAAAGGTCCCCGAGCACACGAGGCTCTACTTTCCTCGCTCTGACGGCAAGTACGAGGAAGCTCGCGTGTGGTACCAGAACGGCTACTGGCACACGCAGGCCCCGTCTGATCGCAGCGTCATCGACAAGCCTCCGCGTTTCGCGTCCAAGATCGAAGCGAGTGCGGGGCGACTCGTAGCGGAAGCGAGCCCTGTACGGAGCGCGCACCACCGTCCCGAGCGCGCTCAGACGCGCCGCCACCCAAGGACACGCCAATGAGCCTGAACGCCGACAAGAAACGCTTCGACAGCCTGCGCGCCGATCTCACCAAGAAAAGCGAAGCGCTGCTCGCATACGAGATCGAGCTCGGCAGGAAGTACGGACACAACTTCCAAACGCAGTGGCTCTCCGCCGGCCAGAAGAAGAAGTTCGAGAAACTTCGTGAGGCGAAGGATAAGGTCGGCGAGAAGATCTACGAGCTCGTGGCGCGCGTCAGCCCACGCCAGTGGGATCGAGACGTGCCTGCGTGGTGGGTCCGCGAGAAGCTCACGTGGGAAGACGCGATTCGACCGAAGGACGAGCCGCTGTCGGTCGTGGTTCCTGGATCGTATGGAGTACCCGACGGAACCGTGAAGGAGACGGCGCGCAAGACCGGAAAAGGGACAACCGAGAAAGCCGAACGAGCCGGCGAGCAGTACGCGCAGGATCAACTCCAGAGCGACTACTTCGCTGACTGGATCCGAGAACAGCTCTACGAAGCCGGCAAGATGGATCCAAACGACGTGCTGCCGCTCGAGACGAAGGCCGACGCGACAGTGATCGCGTGGAACATGCTCCAACAGCTCGAGTGGGACGCGAAGCGAGATTTACGGGGACGCGACATCCTCGAACTGCTGGGTCCCGAAGCGGCGGCTCGCCCAGGAGACAGTGAGCCTCGGCCGGCGCTGGTTGCCACCTTCTTCGACGGCTTCCGAAAGACACTCGACGCCTCGCAGGAATGGCTCTCGGACGAGCTCTTGCAGATCAAGGGCGAGATGAGTGGCGGGAGGGTTGGGGAGACGCGACGAAGCCCATCGGGTCGCACACCATACGGCCCAGCGCGTATTCGCTGGGAGCCGAGCGGTGGCGGCACAGGGTGGCGAGGCACTGGCGCAACCGGTCGTACGTACCTGCTTCGACGCGCGGGTAGCCTACCTGGAGACAAGAGACATTCCATTCAACAGTGGAACCTCCACATAGAAGGCAAGCAGTACGGTCCGTTTACTTCGCTCGACGGCGCCAAGAACGAGGCGGAGCATCGTGAACGCCGCACTCCCGTGCGCGAGGCATATGAGCCCCACCGCCCAAAAGCCAAACGGTCAGCGCGTCGTCGACGCTGACCGGCCTGAACATCGGCGACTGCTTTCTCATGCAGTACGGCAACGGCACGCAGATCGCTCGCGTGCGTGCTTCGACCGCATCCGGCTACGAGATCGATCGCATGTCGGCCGTCTCCGCGCAGGGGTGGACGGGAGACAAGCCCACCCACGTGGTTCGCGGCTTCCAATGGAATTCGGTGAAGGCCCCCATCAAAGAAACGGACCCGAGGATCCTGGGCCCCGTGCCGCAGAACGACCCTCGCCGTCGGAACGCGGCGTTCGGCGCCGATCTGAACGACTACGCGTTCCGCGCGAACGCCGGAGAGCCGCCAGTCAGAAAACCTTAGCCCCCCGTCGGCGGCTCCTTCTTCTCCTTCATCAACTCCACGCTCCTCTCGAACGCCCGCACCGCCTCCGGATCAGCCGCTCGAATCATCGCGCTCGGAGTCCGCGCCGGAGTCTTCTGATCGTCGTACTCATCGTTCAACAGCTTCGCGTGCGCAGCGATCGGACCGTTGGCCATACGCACCCTCGCATGGAAAGCACGGAGTGCGGCGTCGACATCGGGGGGCATCACCCCACCGGCCTCCAAGAATTCGCGTTCACTCTCGACGACTTCCGCTTCGGCCGCTGCGAGAGCTCTCCGGATCCGTGAAAGAGCGCGTACTTGGTTCTGAGCGCTCACGGCGCCAATACTAGCGCTGTTTCTCGCCCCTGTGGTACTTGAACACCATGCTGAAACTCCTCTTGACACTCATACTGGTCGGATCTCTTGGTGTTCCGGAGCAAGCAATCGTCTCGGACGATCTCTACGAAGACCTCCTCGCCTACCACGCGGGTCGGGTTGACTTGACGCACCGCCACGAGACCGAGGAGCAACGACAGGAGCGGATCCGGTGGGTCGCCGACGCGATCCCGAAGGCGTGCGCCGAGTTCCCGTTCGACGAGAAGCTCGGATGGACCTTCAAGCAGTGCGTTGCGCTCGTCGGGGCAGGTGCGAAATGGGAAAGCGGTCTCGTCAGGGAAGTGCACTCCGGAGACAAGCTGGGGCCCGCGGGCGAGCGCTGCCTCTTGCAGCTCCACCGGCTCGTTTCGGCGGTTCCTGACCCGAAGTATCGCGTGACGCCCGAAGAGCTCGCCGCGACGGTGGGGCTCTCGGCAGAAGCGACCGCTCATTGCGCACTGGCGGGGGTCAGGACGTTCGCGTGGCAGATCCACAGGTGCCGACTTCGAGGAGACAATTTCACGTCCGCCGCGGCGGCGTTCAGCCTGTATCACCACCCTGACGCCAACTGCGAGTACGTGCTCTCGGGCATGCCGGCGGCGCGGGCTAGGAGCTACCGAGCACTGCTCTCGAAGCTGAAATGAATGGGCCGAGAGGGGCTCCTAGCTCGAAAGCTCGGTGCCCCTCGTCTCGTCGGAAGGACGAGTGGCGGCGGGGTCGTATCGCGATGGGGGGCGTTACGTCAACCGTTTCTTCGCCGCACGCCTCGCATCAGTTCTCAGCACAGCGACAACGTGCCGCCACCCTGCTCCCGTGATGCGTACGTTGTCGCTCCAATGTGGATTTTCCTCTATGAAACCGAGTCGCAACAGTCTCCTTTTCGCGCAAATGAAACCGAACTCCACACTGATCCCACCGGAGCCCACAGTTGCGCAGTCGATGAGTAGCTTCAAATCGGCGAACTTCAATACGTCCCCAATTTGTCCGCTCGACCATTGAGAGTAGCGCCAAGTCATCTATGCTCGTCTCGCCTTCTCCCGCCGAAACTCGAGCACGTCCTGCACGCTGACGTCGAAGGCGCGGCTCGCGTCCATCGCCGTTTGGTAGTTCGGCGATAGCAACGAGAGGTTGTGTTGCATCACGGCGGACACGAACGCTACCGCCTCGGCCTTGGTGTGAATGTCGATCAGATTCATTTTTCTCTCCCCTTGATGAGATCTTTCCAAGCTTCCTTCGCGACGCCCGGGAGCGTCGACCACCACTCGTGCTTGCAGTCGAGACACCGAACGAGCTGCCGGTACACTCGCGGCCCTCTGCCGGCACGACGGGTGCTCCGAGCCGTCATCTTCGTCTCAAAGACGCCAGTCTGCCGCACACCCTCGTCCCGTCGAGGGTGCCCCCACTGCCCGCGGCGGCACTTCGGGCACTTGAGCGCGATGGGGACGCCGGTGGGCATCAGCTTCTCCCTTCTCGTCCTTCGCGTTTCGCCTGATCGGCCAGCTCATCGGCGATGTCGTGCAGGATAGCCTTCCAGTCCTCCGAGGTGAGTGGCCCTTCCACGTGAAGTCCGCGCTCGCTGTCGGGGCGAGCGAATTCGTTGCCGGCCTGGGTGCGACGCCAAGCCATCAGCCGTACCGGGTCTCGCCGAGCAGCGCGAGCTGTACAACGGTGTCTTCGACGCTCGCGTCGACCTGCTCGTACCAGTCGACGCCCCATCGTTTGACGCCCTCTTCCCAGGCACGAAGCGCGGCGGCGCGGTCGAGGCGGAACCAGTGCTCGGGGAGCGGTTTGCCTTCTCTCCACGCTTTCAACGCGCCCTGGCGGTTCGGCTCATTGCGCCACCGATGCTTCTCGTCATCTTCCCAGCAGAGCCAACCAAGCTCCGGCTCGAACTCAACGCCCCGAAGCCAGTAGCCGGCACGGTTCCCGTTGAAGATGTCGTTGCTCTGAACGAGATAGTCGATCCAGCCCTCGTCGATCTCGACGGTGAGCGAGAACGTGTGCTTCAGCGTCTCTTTTTTCGTTTCGGTTGCGGTGTTCATGAAAAGCCTGCCTCACCTTCGCTCTAACCCGTAGAATTGATCTTCCGTCATGTTGTGAAACTGCTCGTAGTGACGTTGCCGCCCGCGTTCATCTTCACGGGTCATCGCATTTTGCCCGCGGCAGCCACCCCACGCCCTCGCCGGACAGTTTCCGAACGTGTGCTCGTCGCAGCAGCAATCGCAGGGCGCTAGCTCATGAAGCTGATCGATATCTCCGGCCCAAGCCGCGGACTCGAGCTCTCGCGCGAACGAGCGTTCGTCCCCTTCGCGGCCTCTTAGACGAGCACCTTCGTAGATCGCGGCCTCGTTGGGGAAGAGAACGCCCACTAAACAGCCCCCTCTCGCGCGTACGAGTTCAACGTGGGCTCGAATCGCCCGATCAGGATCTTGGCGACGATGGTGGTCTCTCGTCCGCACCACGGGCACGTGCCGGTTCGGGCGAGCTCCGCCGCTCGCGCCCGTCCCATGAGGTTGTCCCACCCTCTGGAGGTCATGTTGAGGAGCGCCCCGAGCACAATCTCGGTCTTCTTGCGGCAGCAGGGGCAACGGCCGCTCGTCCAGGAGTGCTCGATCGCGTTCATCGTCTCCAACCCTCCCCGGGCAACGGGTAGAGCTCAGCCGCCCTCGCTTTCGAGCACGTCTTGCAGACGCCGGTGACGCCCCCGCGCGACCGGTAGGCCGTGAGCCTCTCGATGACCCTCAGATCGGCGCCAGGGGGCGCCACGACCACAATCTCGGACGTCTTGCACTCGCGGCAGGTGTGCTTCTCTCGCCCCTCTCCGAGAGATTCGACGTCGAAGCGGCGCGACACGCGAACGCGACCGCGTAGGTTTCGGGCGAGGCGTTCCTTCGAGGTCATTTCGCGCGCTCCGCCAGAAGCTTCCGGAGCTTTACGAGCGCCTCGCGGCTGCTGTAGCGATCATCGGCGAGGTACTCGAGCTCCGTGGCCATCACGTTGAAAGCGTAGCGAGCGCCTGCGCGCTCGGCGAGCGAGACCGGATCGTTCGGTCCGCTCGGCATAGGCTTCGAGTTCCCGGCCCGACGACGAGCGTCGAAGGCCATCGCGCGGAGAGCGTCTTTCCAAGACATCGAAGCACTCATCGTTTCATCCTCCTCGCCGCCGGCAACCACTCCAACACCTGCTTGAGAACCGAGTCGGCCTCGTCGCCGTAGTGCCTCACCAACACTTTCGCGATGGCCTCGGCGTCGAGGTCGTAGCCCTTCTTCGTGGACGCCTCGGGGGCGTTCTTACGGAGGGTACGGTCGATTTTGAGAGCAGAACTCATCGGGCCTCAGACAGAGCCGCCAGCAAGGCGCGAGAGTTGGAGGCGACAGGCACGAAACCGTGCTGCGGGTTCAGCGTCCACCAGCCGCCATTCGGGGCGCTCGGGCCAGGGGCCTCGAAGTAGTATTCCGCGCAGGCACCCACGCGACGGACGATTCGTTTCGGGCCGAACGGGGTCTTGATGATCATGGGGTGTCCGACGCAGCCTACCCCGCCGGTATTCACGGGCAACCCGATAATATCGCTACACCCCGGCTGGAACCCCAAGAATCTTCAGGTTGCCCGTGAATATCTCCACGTGCTACACGTCTGCCCTACATGCCCCTGGTGACCCTCCTGCTCGTGGCCGCGAACGTCCTCGCCTACCTGTTCGAGCTCGCCTCCGGGGGCCAAGCGACCTGCGAGGCGTACGGCCTGGTCCCGGCCCGCTTCATGCACTCAGGGGCCGTGGGGCCCCTCTTCTCGAGCCTCTTCCTGCACGACCCTTCGAGCCTCGTTCACATCGCCGGCAACATGGCCTTCCTGGTCCTTTTCGGGATCATCGTGGAGGGCGCCCTGGGCCATCTGGGCTTCTTGGCCCTGTACCTGCTCGCGGGCGCCGCCGGGGCACTTCTCCACGTCGCGGTGGGCCCGACGGCAACCGAGCCCCTAGTTGGCGCCTCGGGGGCCATCTTCGGGCTCATCGCGGTGGCCGGGGTACTTCGCCCACGCTTGATGGGCTTCGTCGTCGCGTTCGTCGGCCTCAACGTCTGGCACGCCTTCTTCGGAGGCGACGGCAACGTCTCGTTCGGGTGCCACATCGGCGGGTTCTGCGTCGGCTTCCTCGTCATCGTGCTCTTGAAGGCGTGCGACAGCGAAGTTCTGGAGGTCGCATGACGCTAACCGCGGAACAGGCGCGGGCCATCGAACTCCTTCATCTGGAGCGCGCCTTGTTAGCGAATCCGTTCGATCGAATCGTGTTCGATAACCAACACATCGCAGAACTACCTGGCCTCCCGGTAGGGCTCTGGCTTCTCGCTCACCCTCTTCAGGAGACATCGAAGTGATCCATTCCGATCCCACCCCCACCGCCGCCGAAACTATGATGCGCGAGCTCGCCAGCAGCCTCCGAGACGTCCTCCGAGATACGGACGACTCCTACATCGAGAAGGAGCCCGAAGACGCCTTCGTCGACCTCGCTGCGCGGCTCGTTCTTCGGCTCTCAGCCAAGATCGCGCTCGTACCGACCATACAACACAAACAGAACGAGGCGTCGAAGCGGATTTTCGACGTCTTCACTACCTGGCTCCAGATGCAGCCCGATCGTTCGTACGTCACGCGGCTCGATACGACCTCGAACAGGTTCGAGGTGCTCGCCGTCAGCCCCAACGGGGTGGAAGCGTTCTTCAGTGGCGGCGATGTTCGGGACGCCCACGCGCAGATGGCTCAAGTCGTGCTCTTCGAGGGAGGCGCGCTGTGAGCCAAGCTCGAGAGAAGCTTCACTCCGCACGCGAGACGCTCGATCCCATCCTCGGGCGACGGCGGACGACGACGGAAGAGGAGCTCGACCAGTGCGTTCAGACCCTGGAAGAGCTGAAACGCGCGTGCCGCGTGCCCTTGCTCGCCAGCGAAGCGGAGATGGTGCAGTCCGGCCTCGACGAGGTCATCAGCAGGATCAAAAACCGCCCCCGAAAGGAACGATGAGTATGTCCGAGAAGCAGGAAGAACAGATCCAGACAGCGGTCAAGCTACCGAGCTCGCTCATGAAGCGTCTCGACAAGATCGCCCAGGGCATGTCGCAGCCAGGGTTGAATCCAGTCACCCGAACCGAAGTGATCCGTCTCTTCATCGTGCGAGGGGCGGAGCAAACCGAGCAGCAGCAGAAGAAACGATGACGAACGATCCATCCGGCGGCGAGCTCCACGTTCCATCGGACTTCATGGCAGAGCAACGCTTCCGAATTCTGCGTACGGTGATGTTGGAGGCGACCATGGCCGCTGGCGCCAACGAGGTGTTCTGCGTTTTCGTAGATCTCCTGCGCTTCCTGTGCAGGACCAACGGCACCATCACGTCTGACTTCTCGGACTTCGCGGACCTCTACGAATCGGAGCCCAAATGACCGTCCGAACCGACAAGTACGAGAACTACCGCAAGGCCCTGCTCGACGGCGGAGCTCCCGCGGACCAAGTCGAAGCCGTGATCGCGGACATGAAGGCCGACGACGCGAAGATCGAGGCGCTCATCTGCTTGAAGTGCGGCGCTCCGCTCGTCCGTACCCTCGATCCTCGCCAAGACGGCCCTACCGAGATCGCCGGCAAGTGGTTCAACTACCGCTGCACCGCGAAGTGCGGCTGGTTCGCGGATCGGTGTGAGCCGATCGGAGAGAACTGAACATGGAACTCGCCCCCGACTTCCGCTGCCCCAAGTGCGGCGCCTCCGTCGGCGCCCAACGCAAGGACGGCGGCCCCTGGGAGCCTCAAGAACGCTGCCACCGGTGCGAGCAGAAGCTCCTCGCGAAGGACGCCGCCGCTCGCCGGAAGCTCGGCCACGTCGCCGCTGGGGTCGATCTCGACAAGGCGTTCGCCGCGTACCGCAAGATCCCGCCCTTCGTCGGCAACCTCGGCCACATCAAGCTCTCCGTCGGGCACCGCACCGAGGCTCGATGGTCCGGACACGCCGCGACCTACCGACGAAGCCTCCGTGTGGCCTACGGGCCGTCTGCGACGAAGGCAGAGGTCCTGGAAGTCCTTATGCACGAGATGGTGCACCTCGCGTGCCCCAGGCGTGAGCACCACGGAGAGCGGTTCAAACTGACGCTCAGGCGAGCGGCGAGGGAGCTCTGGGGTATCGAGGTCCCGATGGTTCAGGGGAAGGACCGAGGCGACGAGCACAACGCGGCGTACGCGATGGATCGCCTCATCATGACGGCTCTCGAGGGGCTCGTCGCAGAGGGGAAGGTCGAAACGTTCCCCTACGAACCGAAACCCAAGAAGCCGAAGGTCCCCTCTGGCGCCCTCGTAGAGCGGCGAGCGGCTCACGCCGTCAAGATGCTCACCCGATCCGAGAAACGAGCTCAGGCGGCGCAGCGGACGCTCTCGAAGTGGCGTCAGAAGGTTCGCTACTACGAGCGGCAGGCCGCGAAGAGAGGAGCCGCACCATGACCGCCCCCCGCGGACTCCCCGATCGGATCTGGGTTGTGATCCGCGCCAACGGTGAGCGCCATCTCGTCACGAAGGAGTTCATGGAAGGCATGGCCGAATGGGCCAAGGGCACCGACGTGACGATCGCGGAGTACGGGTTCGTCGCGATCACGCACACGCCGCCGCTGAAGAAGAAAACGGCGCCGAAACCGTGACGCCCGCCGAGCTCTCGCCTTCCGGACAGTCGCTGCCCGAAGAAATCGAACTCCCCGAGCGCGCACACGACATTCAAGGGCGAGTTTTCGGTGCGCTCACCGCGCTGCGTCCGGTTGACAAGAACCAGCGCGGCGTTCTGTGGCTCTGCGAATGCGAGTGCGGACGGCACGCGATCAGGACCACCGCGAGGCTCCAACAAGCCAAGAAGAACAATGTCGAGTCTCAGTGTGCGACGTGTCAACGAGAACTGTACCGTGGCGTATTGAGCGTACGCGCAGATTTCTGGCGCGAGTTCTACCTTCTACATTGGTACGAGCACGGAAGCCTCTACACCGAACGGCAGCTCGACGCGATCGAGGATCACATCACGGAAGATCTACGTGAGATGGACTTTCCGGTCGGAGAACCTCTTCCGGACACGTCCGACGGCAACGGGATCGTCCAGCCCGAGCGCTACTACGAGATGATTTGCGACGAACCCGGTCAAACGCTCAAGGAAATCGGTCTCGTTTTCGGTGTGAATCGCGAGAGGGTGAGGCAAATCTGTTTGATCGCGATGAACAAGCTGCTGCGCAAACATCGGCGGCTTCTCACCTCGCTCTTCACCGGCGAGTTCGACTGGAGAGCCGTTACCCTCGAGGCCCCGCCGGAGTTCACCGGTTGCGGTTGCAAACGCTACGAGAGATCGGCCCCAGGGCACATCTACTGCCGATCCTGCGGGCAAGTCTGGCCGATGGATGAACGGCAAATAACGGGGCTTCTCACCAAGAGAATGCTTCAGGATGTGACGATCTTCGAGGAAGAGAAACGTACGTGCTCTTCTTGCGGCTGCGAAATTCTTGCAACGCACTACTCTTCCCACAAAAAACGATGCGTCGAATCCTCCGACAAGGAGCGGGCGTCATTCCGCCGTAACGGACAATGGCCTCACAGACGGCAAGCTCCAGGAGATCGTTCGCCTTGTCTCCGTTGCGGTGCCCGCATGGCCTGGAACGCAGACAAGAAGCTGGAGTGCCCGTTCTGCGACGTGGACTAGACCCGCTTCGAGCTGTGCAGCATGCAGCGCGTACCGCGGACGGTCTTCTTGATCCGCTGCGCGGCGGCGAGTGCGGCGCGCTCCGTGCTGAACTCGAATTCCAGATCGCGGAGCCAAGTTTGGAGATCCGTGCCTGACCCCACCGACTCGCGACCTACGGCCTTCTCTATGGCCACGTCATCGTAGTCTCGACCGAACACTTCGAGCCGAAAGCGCTTCCGGAATATCGCTCGTTCCCACTTCTTCTGACGCTTCGTCATGCGGCTACTCGCCACGCCGTCCGACCTCTCCGCACGAACCGCTTCGCCCGTCCTCCGTCCAGTACCCGAGCAGCCCGATGACCATGTTCTGCACCATCGCGTCCGGATCGAAGTCTGTTTCCTTGCCGTTCATGGTGCTCGCGCGGATCGCGTGACGAGCCGCGGCTTTGATCTGGTCGGCGAGCTCGTTCCGCTTCGCGCCCAGGCCGACGCGCATCGGCATCGGCGGCTCGTTGGGGCCCTCAGCGTAGAGCCAGTGCGTCTTCGGGAGCGGCCACGACGCGACGAACGCGCCGCTGCCGTCCGGGAGGCGTATCCCGGGGCCGTTGGGTGCGAGCACCTTCTCTCTAGGATACAGCTCGGGCTCGTTCGGTACCTCGTGCGACGTCCAAACGGTCTTCCCGTTGAGCATCACCTCGATACCGTCGTCGCGCTGCGCGATCCCGAAATGGCCCATGGCGGTTTCGATGCCGATGCCTGAGAAGACCTCCGAGAGCACGATCTCAGGCGTGCCGTCTACGTCCCTAGCGACTACTTTCACCGCCGCCTCCGCCGCCTCGACGACGACGCCGCCACCGCTGTCACTTCCTTGAACAGCGTCTTGAGGCCGCCGGTGAACTCCGGATCGGTGAGCTTGTCGGCGACGGTTTTCACCGCGCGGACGGTGTCGTGCTCGAGGATCCCGTCGAGCGGCGTCGGATCGAGCAACTTGTACTTGCGGATGACTTTGATCGCGAGCATCGCCGAGGAGTTGCGCTCCTCCGACGTCGCGCCCTTGTCGAGCGCGATCTCGATGAGCCCCCTCGCCTTCGTACGTTTCTCGTCCTTGATGCTCACTTCGCAGGTCTCCCGAACGGCGGAATGCTACGCGGGTTGTGCCGACGCTTGATGCTTTCCTCGTGCGTGCGCTTCGTCTTCGGGTTCTCCGCTTTCTTCTTCGGAGGACGCCCGGGACGCGTCTTCTGCCGAACCGAATACGCGGTCACGGGTTGAGCGTACCGCCCCGCTCGTGGCTCCGCTTGTTGTGCCCGAGCTTGCGGCACACGGTGCACTTGCGGTGCTTGCTCGCCTTCACGGTCTTCGGGGCCTTCGCCTTCGAGGTCTTGACCTTGGTCTTCTTCTTTTTCTTGGATGCCATCAGAGGTTCTCCTGGTTTCTACCGGTTACGGATCTTCGTCTTCGTCTTCGTCGGGGTCGCGGTCCTTGCTCTTCTTCTTACGTTTCCGGCGAGCACCGCCCTCGAACCGGTTCTGGTACTCCTCGAGCATCCCGTCGGCGTAGTCGGTCGCGACGTCGATCATCTCGTCGACGAGCTCTTCGACCGCATCCTCGTCGTCGTCGATCTCGACGGGCATCTCGTACCGCGTCATCGCGTCGCGCGTCCAGCCGACCCACAGCCCCTTCAGCTCTTCTTTCGATGCCATGGGTACCGAAGTACAACGATCGTCACCCCGCTGTCAACTAGTACGGCGGATGCTCTTCGCCGATGAACTTCACGGCGTGCGAATCCAAGCACACGACCCTCATACCGAAGCCGAGCGTGGGCGTGCCGTGTAACGTGGCGCACTTGTCGAACTCCAGAGCGCGTCTGCCTAGCCACGCATCTTGCGCTGTTTGCGTCGTGGGCGCAGGTGAGACTACTTGCGGCGCTGTCGACGCTGTCGCGTGCGGCTTCGTTGCGACAGGCGCGTGTTGTTCACGCCACCGATGCCCGAAGGTGATACCCAGAGCGATGAGCGCACCGAACATCATCCCGACGAACGTGTGGTGTTCAATTTTCATGGAACCTTTTTGAGTCGGCGCGGCTTATCGAGCAACGCCCTTTTCAAAATCCCCCGAATGACCGCACCCGCTGTTACCTCTTCACCTAGTAACAAGCTCGCCTTTTGTCTTTCTCGTTCTACCGCTACCCGTAGAGGGCCCTCCATGTTTCGGATTGACATAGGTATATATTCGTCGTTGAGAGGAGCGGGTAGCCTGTTCAAACGTACGAAGTTGAGGATGTCTTCGTGCGGCTCGAACCACTCTCCAGAAATACGGTACCTCTGAAACCTGATGTGCACGTCTGCTTCCAGACCTCGAATGTGTCCGATCAAGTACAACGGATCGGGAGATCCGATCTGCACTTCTCTTAGGCGCGACCTAAGCTTGTTTGAGGTAGTGCCTATTTTGATCGGACCATCCCCTCCGCGTTGAATAAAGTAGACGAAGCGTCGGCTCATTCTCGTTGTGTGTGCCTTCTCGGTGCGTTTCTTGTTGCGGGCTTGTCGACCCCTTCCGCAATCAGCGCGCGCACGATGGCGCTAACGCTAGGAGCGATACCGGTCATCTTCTTGACATCTCGCTGGCGTTTTAGAAGCTTCGCGTACAGCGGCTTGTCGACGCGTGTGGCGACCATGATATCGGCTTCGTTTTCGACCATAACGGACATTCGTAACAGATGTTTACCGACGAAACAAGCCGACAAAGAAAGCTTGACCTCTACCCGCGTCCGGCTTTAGCCTCCTCTTTCTCTCATCTCGTCGAAAAAGGAGTCCCCGCTTGTTGGAAGCTGGTTGGAACACGTGTCTCTCCATGAGGTGGTCGTGAGCTACGCCGCCGTCGATCTGGGGATCGGGATCCTGGAGCTCTTCGTCGATGCGGCCCGCACAAAGCCGCCTCCCATTCGGTCACCCATCAATCTGTGGCGAGCGTACGAGCATCCGCAAGCACGCCCCAAACTGTCGATCGCAGAACGTCGTCGTCGTAAGAAAGAACGTAGAAGACGAGAAGAGGCCACAGCGCGCGCGCAACGCGTCGCGGAGCGCGAGAAGAACTACATCAAGTTCGTGCGCAAACCGCAGGTACCGAGGCCCGTCGCTGCACCGTTCCCTTACTACCTTTGCTCAACATGCCGCTCGACGGCGCCGGCACACCGTTGCCCAGGTTGAAAAGGAAACCGATGATCACTGAACGCTCTTCCGTATCCGAGATGAAGTACGCGCTCCTCAAGCTCGGCTGCCCGAATATCTGCGTTACCGCGCGCCTCGCTGGGAACGGCGTGCAAATGATAATCGAGACATCGCATCCGAAGATCACGGAGCCCATCTTCGTCGAAAGAGCCTTCACGCTCGCCGAGTACCTCGGCGGCCCGATGCAACCGATCTACTTCGAGATCCATCAACGGGTGCTACGGGCGGCAAACACATGAAACCCAAACCCACCGACGAGATCTCCATCGGCCCCGAGATCGCTCCGGGCGCGCACCTCGCTCTCCGACGTCAGGGCGACGAGATACGCGAAGTGGTCATCCGACCTGCTAAAGACGGCGAGCCGCTTCGACCGAACTCGGAGCTCGCGCACGTCGGTGCGCCACGGGACGATCACTGGCGCGACTTGACGTCGATCTACAAGTCGGGACCGGCGCAGGTCGCGACACCCGCCTACCGTGAGGGACACGACCGCATCTTCGGCAAGAAGCAGAAGGTTGGGCTCGCGTGATCGATTTGATCCGCAGAGCGTACTCGCGCTTCCTGTTCTGGAAGTGGAATCGAGAATCCGACGCCGCACACGAACGGATGCGCGGCTGCGCGCACGCTCGCACGATGTTCGTGGACGTCGGATCGCCGCCGTACGATTGCGTCGAGAAGTGTCGTGACTGCTGGGCGCTCCGTTTGCCGAAACTCGGTTGGCCCGAGATCGACGCGGTGGAGTGGAACCCCAACACGGCTAGCCCTCGTCGCTCGCTCGAAGTCGCACCGCCGAACACGAGGATGACATGAAAAAAGCGACCACCTGGAACAAGGTGCAGGGCGTAGACGACTGCACGAACTGCAAGCGCGACGAGCGCGTCCACGTTTGGGTATGCGACGGCTGCGGTCGACAACTGGATTGGGCGGACTATCTTCTGCCAGTCGATTGCACGTGCGGCATCCCAAGAGCGGCGACGTTGTGGTGCCCTGAGAAACGTACTTCGATGTGGTTGACCGGCACGCTCGTCGTGAGCGTCTGCCTGACCATCGGCTACCTAATCGGCTGGGCACTAGCGAAGGCGATCCAATGACCGACCAACCTCGAGTTTGCCTGTCTTGCGGCAAACCGGCCGACGTGGAGATCGAAACCATTCTTCATCCGCTGACCGCGCTCGGGGAGCGCATGTACGAACGGCTTGCGAAACAAGAGCGCCAACCTGCACCCGCTTGCGTGAACTGCTTGCGGAATATGGGTCAAGCGACAATCGACGGCCACTTCGCCGAGGAAGAACCATGATGAACCAATCCCGCATCTCCGCCTGGGTCCGGAAGGTCTTCACCGAAGCGGAGTCCAAGAACGCTCCAGAACGTTCTCTACGCGTCGTCGAGGAGGCCGTCGAGCTCTCGCAAGCGTGCGGCGTCGACTCCGAGACGCTCCACCGGCTCGTCGACTACGTGTGCAGCCGTCCGATCGGAGAAGCTCCAAAGGAGATCGCCGGTTGCCTCGTGACCGTGTACGCGGCGGCCGCAGCGCTCGGCGTGGACGCGCAGGAGGAGCTCGAGAAGGAAATCTCGCGGATCCATCAACCGGAGGTCATCGATCGCGTTCGGCGCCGGCAGCACGAGAAGCGGGCGGCGCTCGTGGCGACGCCGGAGAGAGCGGCGTCGGGACTCGAGGGGCCAAAGCGGACAAGTGCGCGGCCCGCCGGGCGCGACGATCCCGTGTGCGGCTGGGCGCAATGCGAGAACACAGCCGTGATCGCCAAGGGGGGTTTGCTTCTCTGTGCGAAGCATGCCGATGTGAGAGTCGCTCCCGTCTGCGGTTGCGGTCGACCGTCGACACACGAGAGCGGATGGTGCGGAAGAGAGTGCGAGGCGAAATTCGGCGACAAGGTAATGCTCGTCCGATGACCGACGACCCCTACGAGATCTGCCGCCACATCCGGCACTACCACCAGAAAAACAGCTACGCGCCGAAGCGCGCCGAGGTCGAGCACTGGTGCGGCGGCGCTGAGTTCTTAGAACAGCTCGTCGAGAACGGCGTCATTGAAGTGCTGCCGATCTCGGAGCACGGAGAACCGGTCGCCGTGGTGCTCACGGAGAAGGGGTTTCGGATGGCGACGTTGGAGAAGCGGCGATGATCGCGTCAGCCGCCCTTCCCTGAAAAACCCACACACGAGCCGTCTACTCGCACGACGTCGAAGCCTGAACGCCCCTCGCGCGCACGGATCCTCCGCACACCCGGACCGATAATCTCCTCGAAGCGAGAGTGCCGGCGAGCCAGCGCGAAGAGAAAGTCGAAGTCGGCACCGCTGACCGAATCACCTGGCGCGTACGAGGCCGAGATCGACTCGAAACGCGCGCGTTGCTCCGTCTTCGTCAGCTCAAGCTTGTCGATCACGAGACGAGCGCCTCTTACCTTTCGATCCTCCATCGCGACGTCGACACGTCGACCGATCAGCAACGGCAACGACAGCGCATCTAGGTACTGCACGTGGAGCGTGCTCCCGATCTTCACCGTCATCGTGAAGACCGCACCGCCCTCACGCGGACGGCATTTCAAAATGAACCTGTCGAGCGCGGGGAACTCCGGCATCGCTTCTAGGCGCTGAAACCAGCCGTCGATCACACGCACGCGAAGGAGACCTCGACCGTGCTCGCGCCGAGCCGCATCGAGCGACGCGACAGGCAGCACATCGAGCAGATCGGACGTCTCGCGCCCCGTACAGTGTGCGTGGGAGCAATGGAAGAGCCCCCAGCCTGCCTCTGTCGTCGGCGGGAAGACGACCGTCGAGGAGTCGCCATCAGTGCCGCCAGTGTGCGCCCTCGCCCAAGGGCATACGACTGGGAGCGCACCGTTATCTAGCAGCTCGAACGCCATGCCGGCGAACGCGAACGCTCGTCCGAAGAAAGTTTGATCGGCGTCGGAGAGATCGGCACACACACGCCCTTTTCCAGGCTTGTGTGCCGCAGGTTGCCGTCCGCGCACCGGAGCTCCCACAGGGAAAGGGCGTGTGTGTGTGCTCGTTTCGCTCAGGGCCTTCGTCACGTCTAGCGGTTGGCCTTCGAGCTCGTGCCATTCGTACGTCGATCCAGGCGGGTGGCTCGGGAGGTACCAGAATCGACTCGCATCGCGTGTCGACTCGTCGAGCACACGTTTCGCTCGTGTGATCTTGTCGGCGACCCACGCCCAAACGCGCGAGTACTCTTCGGCGTCGACGGGCCTGCTCAGAAGGAAGATGACGCGCAACTTTGGGTGCTCGGACGTGTGTCTGAACGTCGTGTACGTCACTCCGCGCACGTTCGGGAGAAGATGCGCAGCTTGGCGGATCGTCGTGTCGCCTTCGTCGAAGTCGAGGATGAGCGCGTGCACTTGCTCGACTCGAGGAAGCGCTCGCCGATTGTCGGTGAAGGATGCGAGCGAGAAGCCTGCGACCTTGCGCTTGTCGCGCACAACCTCGGGGTCACGTACGAACGTGTCGATGAACGATTGCCAGGTGTGCTTCTCGCGTCGTCCGCGCGAGAAGGTGCGCCAGAGCGTCAGGGCGAAAGGACTCATGCGTCGATTCTCTGGGGAGGCAGCCTGCGCCGCTTCGCGGCTCGAACGCGCCGAACGATGACGGCGATCGAGTCGACGTGGCAGCCGCCGCAGCCGCAGCCGTGCGTCTCTGCGATTGCTTTGGCGAACGCCGGCACGCTCCGATGACCGCGCTTCGCGTTGCACTGGGCGCAGCAGGTGATGAGGTTGCGTGGGTCGTTCGAGCCGCCACGCGCTCTCGGAACAACGTGATCGATCGATGCTTGGCGGATGATGCCGCCGCTTACCAAGATCCCGTCTTCCGGCAGCGTGGGCTGTTCGACTTTTTCGGTGCACCACACGCACCGCCAGTCGTCACGTTCGTAGATGCGGCGTCTTGTTGACGGCCACAACCACTTGCTGCCCTGCCCGCGGTTACCTGCCATGGGCCCGCGGCGCGTAACCTTCCGTCGAGGTGGTTCGATCTGTACCGTGAGGTTCATGGGCCGCCCCGAAGGGCGCGCACGTTGAGGGGCCACAAGATCACGTCGAGCACGAGCCCGACGACGAACGTTGTGATCAGGCCGAGCCAGAATCGAGCTCCGCTTTGCGGCCCCTGCCACTCCGCTAAGAAGCCTTCGATCCCTTCGAGCCACGTGACGTACCAGACGACGGATCCGAAGCCGATGGCTAAGTAGAGTGTCGCGACGATCCGAAGGGCAGCGATCATCCCCCATACCCCACGGCAGGCGCGGGATCGGTGTCCGATATCTCGGGTTCGTGCCCTGGGGGCCATTCTCCGAGGTGCGTGAGGTCGATGACTTTCTGCGAGGCGCTCGCTTCGACAGCCATCCCGCTCGAGACGCGCCCGCCGACGAGCCAGATCTCTTCGCAGCGAGCGACCTGCGCCTTGTCTGCTTCCAGCCCGAGCCTTCGACTCTCCGGTGTTTCCGGGAGCGCGCCGGTGAAGACGATCCACGAGCAGACCGGCGACACGTCTTGTGTTGTGAGCGCCCACACCGCCCAGGCCGTCGCTCGCCGACGATTCGCTTCCATGGCCTCGCGCGTCGGCGCGGTGAACGGGTGCGCGAGATAGATCACTTTCATGCTTCGATGCTCCTTCACCCGGTCCTAGCGACGTCTTGCTGAGCGGCGCGCAGGCCGCGCTCAAGGATCGTGCGGATGACCGCACTCGTTTTCACTTTGGCCCCAGCCGCCTTGCTCATGCGCTTTCGTTCCTGTTCGAGTGCGCTTCGCAGCTCGCGCGGAACTCGCGCGTAGATGATTTCGACGTTCTTCACACAGGCGGTTATACGCGGTTTCTTTTTGTCTGACAAGAGTCTTGACGCCGACTCACGCGCGGAGCTAGCCTCGACTTTCTACTCGTCGAACCGTCGAAAGGGAGGCGCGCCATTGGCGACAGCTAGCTGGGACACCTATCTCCTCAAGAACAAGCAGGGCGCGTACTTGCCGTGCCTGGCCAACGCCGTCGCGATCCTCACGCACCGAAAGGAGTGGTACAACGTCATCGCCCTCGATGCGTTCGCTGGGGTGATCGTCAAGAAGAAGTCGCCTCCGTGGCCTGAGGATCTCGCGCCCGCGAATACGGAAATCGGCGATTGGACTCAAAGCGATTCGGCGCGAGCGGCCGTGTGGCTCTCGAACGAGTACGGTTGCTCGTTCTACTCGTCCGTCGTCGACGAGGCCGTGCAGCTTGTCGCGGAGCGGTGGGCGTTCCATCCGATACGAGAGCATCTGAACGATGTTGGCGGGTGGGACAAGAAGTCGCGCGTCGACGATCTGCTCATCCGTGTTGGAGGTGCGCCCGATACGCCTTACACTCGTGCCGTCACCAAGAATTTCTTTCTTGGCGCTGTTGCTCGTGTGATGCGTCCGGGAGCACAAGTTGACACCGTACTCATCCTCGAAGGACCGCAGGGGTGGCACAAGTCAACGTTCTTCCGCACGCTCGCGTCCGACGATTGGTTTTTCGATACGGTCTTCAACATCGGGGGCAAGGACGGGTACCAAGCACTCCGTCGGAAATGGATCGTCGAGTTCAGTGAGCTCGACGCCCTCGGCAGCGCCGATCTCGCCCGCGTGAAAGCTTTCATCACGTCGGTGAAGGACAGCTACCGCCCTTCGTACGGTAAGATGACGCTCGACTTCCCGCGGCAGTGCGTGTTCGCCGGAACAGTCAACCCGAACGGTGCGGGATACTTGAACGACACGACGGGCGCCCGACGCTTCTGCCCCGTCTTGATCACCAAAAAGATCGATCTCGTGACACTGCGCGCAGAGCGCGATCAGCTTTGGGCCGAAGCGTTCAAGCGGTACCGCGCGAATGAGAAGTGGTACACGCACGACGAAAAGTTGCTCAAGGCGACGGAGGCTGAGGCTGAGGAGCGGCGAGAAGCTGATCCGTGGGAGATCCACTTCAAGGAGTACCTGCACATGAACCGGGGGCTCTACCGAAAGGGCGGGGTGATGATCACGGACTTGCTCACCAACGCCGTGGATGTGCCTAAGGACCGGCAGGACCGCACCGCGCAGATCAAGGCGGGCAAGGCGCTTCGGGCGATTGGCTGGACGAAGATTGTGAGGGGCGCCGACGACATCCGCCGCTATTTTCCTGCTGAAAGCTCAGTAGAACGTCCCCTGAAACTGGTTCCTTCTTCCTCCAATCCTCCAATCAAAAAAGGTAGTAGGAGGGGGATCACTGATCAGAAGGGTACTGGGAAATGAGTGGGGGGTACTCGGTCTCGAATTTTGATTGGATGATTGGAGGATCGATCACCGTCTCACCGAAAGGCGCACAATGATGCCTGACGCAAATTCGAGCGAGAGAGCTGAGGCTCTTGTGACGCAGATGTCACAGTACTATTTCGACCAGTTGGTGTCGGAAGCGCTTCAACGATCTGAGAGCGAGGTGCGCCGACTAGCTCCGGATACTGACGCGAAAGAGCTGCCTCTAGTTGCAGCTAGAGTTCTAGGGGATCTTCTTGGGCCTTTGCGTGAGGCTGTGGCTCAGCGCGTGGCACGCGAGCATGGGGGGGGAAGCGTCGACGAGGTGAAGCGCCTTATGGTCGAAAAAGTCTTGAGCGTGGCTTTCCCGTTGAAACCGGTCGAGCTGATCAGCAGTACGTTGAATCGTCTGCTTCTTGACGGCCATGTCGATGATTTGTGTGACGCGGTGGGGGCGTTGGATCCTGAGATGGGAACCGTTGCTATCCAACGTTTGGCCGATCGGTTGATCGAAACGTTCGGGGGGCTTGCCGGCAAAGTGCAGGCGCATGTCGTAGAAAACGGATGGGTAGGTTTAGCCCAAGAGATCCCGAAAGGCAGGACCGGCGGTGAGGTGTGGTGTGATCTCGCCGGAGAGCTCGCTTGGCGCCACCGCGTTATCAAACGAGGCAAGGGCGAACTCGAACTCGCTGAAGCGTTACCTGTGCCTCTTCCAATTTTTGTGCGCGAGCTCAAACGAGTGGCGGCTGAAGTGCCGTGTCCCCCGTTGACGAGCGCGCACAATATCGAAACGGCTACAATGGGATGGGCCCATCTTGTCGGATCGCTCGGGAAACTTGGCGTGGGCCCCGAACTCCTCGTATCGGTGATGGCCACCCGACCAGAGCTGGCGAAAGTAGCACGCACGTTCGCCGAGCTCACACGAATCGTTGCGCCAGAGCCGGCTCGTGATTTTTTCGTCAAGTTCTCTTTGGCGTGGCGAAAGTGCGGATACGCGAAGTTGGAAGTTTCGCATAAGCTAGCGGCGAATCTTTGTCTCACGGACGTACCGTCAGGCATGACGATCAACTCTCCGTGGAAAGCTTGGTCTCTTGTTGTCCCGGATGGTTTGTTAGGCGCCGTCGCGCGTTTGTGGGTTTACGATGATGGCGCTGGGCTCGTGGAGGTCAGAGCGATTGATACGAAAGGGGGCCCCATGCCGCTCGAGGTGCTCCAATCAATGGAGGGGATGTGCCGATCATTGGCGTTAGGTGCGGCCTTGGCCCTCTCGAACCCAGACGATTTCCAAAAACGTAGTAGTTCTTCTGGGGGCGCCCCAGGATCGGCGCGACGACGACATGGAGAACCAGATTTTTGCCAAGCTCGTTTTCTTCTTTCGGCGCCAGTGAAGATCGATCTTCGCGAACACGTACGTGAAATATGTGAAGGCGTCGGCCGTAAAGGATCGTCACCGAAAGTGCAATTTATCGTTCGCGGCCATTGGCGCCAGCAAGCTTGCGGGCCGGAGCACTCTCTGCGTAAGCCGATCTGGATCCAAGCTTTTTGGAAGGGTCCAGAGGAAAGTCGTATTCTCTTGAGGCGCTCACAAGTGGTTGGCGACACCGATGAGGCCGCCAAGAAGAGCAAGAAGAAGGGACGAGGCTGAAAAAAATGGGTCTTCAACCGTCCGCGTCGAAAACCGAACTGCTTCTTCTGTGCCCGCGCCCGTTCGATCCTACGCTCGAGGCCGCGTCTGATGAGCCTAGCGAGCCGGCGAGGTACGGGTCGGCGTTCCATCAGGTGCTTGCCGCGTGCCTCCGCTCGCCTGTGAAGAAGCTGCTCGAGAAAAGCGCTGGCGCCTACGCGAAAGAGATCGATCGAGCCGCTGAGCACTACGACGTCAAGGACGCGCGCGCGGAGCTCGCTGGGCACGTCAAGAGCGGTGTGAAGGTGCTCCGTAATTGGCTCACCCACGAGAAGCTCGAGATCGCCGAGATCGAGACGGCGTACGCAGTGCGCACTCAAGCGGATGGCACCTGGAAGGCACGTGCCGTCGAGGCGCACGATGCAGACCACGTGTACTCTGTCGCCGACGATGAGCTGCCGGGCACCGTCGATCTTATCGCGCAGAACGCTAACCGGAAACGCCGGGTCGTCATCGACCACAAGACGGGGCTCTTCGAGAGTTGGATCGCAGACGACGAAGACGTTCGGTTCGCGCGGCCTTCGACGGTACCTCAGCTTCGTACGCTTGGACTTGCGGCTGGATCGTCGCTACACGGTGAGCTCGGGATCTTCCACGCGGATCGAAAGGGGCTGCCCATCGTGTACGCGGAGCCGTTCGAGATCGAAGATCAACGCGCCCACGCGAAGGAACTCCACGCCGCGTTCGACCGCATCGGTGGGGGCTTTCTCCGTCCCGACAAATACTGCAAGCGCTGCCCAGCGCGTATCGGTTGCCCCGCCGCCGCGGCGCACCTCCTCGTCGAGAGCGCGGCAGTGCTCACCGAAGCGGCGAACAAGCTCATCCTCGAGCCCATCGATCCGAACGCGCTCTGCGCGCTCCCGACCGATCCGCCACCGGAGGGGATGATCGAGATACGCGCTGGAGCGCTCTACGATATGCTCAAGCGGTTTCGTGAGCTCGAGAAGGTCGGCTCTGCGGAGCTCAAGCGCCTCGTGCGCAGCGGCGCCGTCATCGAGACGCGCGACGGCAAGGTGCTCACGCTCCAGACGCAGACCTACGAGACGCTCTCGAAGAAGAGCGTGATCGAAGCGCTCGGCAAGGTTGCAGGCGAGAAAGAGCTCGCGCGGCTCCGCGAAAAAGGCGCGATCAAAGAGGCGACGCGCGAGATGTTGATAGGCGAGAAATGACCTTCCTCGACAAGATGTTCGAGCGCTGGTATGTTTCCGTTCCGAGCAGACCCTCTGCGTCAGCTCTTCGACGGCAGCCTCTTTCGACGGGGGCTGCCGTTCTCTTTTTAGTTGATCTTTCGTTTGCGGTTTTGTAGACATCTTCTTCCTAGCCCAACGTCGAAGGGTCACTCCTCGGAAGTGACAGCGGGCGGAAAGAGACCGGGATGCCTCAAGATGCGTCCGCGCTAGAGCGCGACCCATACGATCGTGTTTTGATTCTTGGCGAGCCCCATGCGGGCAAGTCGACCAGTGTGGTGGCCAGCGCCGCCGCCGCGTTCGGCATGGGGTACGTGATCAACTGCGGCAAGAAGACCGGACTCACAGACGCTGCGCGTCGCAACGACAAGTTCAAGTGGGATCTCGTGCGCGACGAGATCCAGATGGAAGACGCGCTCAAGGAAGCGCGACGAGGTGCGAAGGAGGGCAACTACAAGTGGATCGTCATCGACGACTACAACCTCTACGCATCTTGGCTCGAGGTCGCGCTCGAAGACCAGACGCGTAACACTAAAGGCGAAGCCGACGGGCGGCGCTTCTGGCGCGAGTACCGCAAGCGCTTGATCAACATCCTGATCCGCTGCTTCGACTTCAAAGCGCACGTCTACGTCATCTCGCACTACATCGAGACCGGCGGTGGGCTCATCGAAGGCCAAACCGAAAAGACCGGCGTCGGTATCGCGCCGCTCTTCGCCGGTGCTGCGCGCAAGGAGATCCCAGGCATGTTCGGCGACGTCATCTACATGGCGCCGAGCTCCAAAGATCCGGCGAAGCGGAGCTTCTTCATCAATCCCGTCGGCGTCTACGGCCCGAGCTGCCTCTCTGTCTCAGGCACGCGCGAGATCGACGCCGACGTCGGCCTCCTCCACGAAGCATTCAAGAAGGGGAGCAAGTCGTCTCCCGAGGTTGTGTCCAAACGTCCGAATCAGCAAAGAAAGTGAGCCACATGGCCAAGTCCGAACAGCAGAGCAATCAAGGTAAGAAGATGGAGTACAAGCGTGTCTCCTTCGACATCAACGAGATTGTGCCCGACGCGCCCGCAGGCGAGTGGAAGGCGTCGATCCCGCGCGGCAAGTGCAAGACGCAGCCGACCAAGGACGATCATTTCCCGATGATCATCGCCCCGATCCGTCTCGACAGTACGGAGGAGGAAGGCGAAACGTTCGAGAGAGCGCTCGGCACCGAACTCTCCGTGTTTCTGGTCTTCGGCGCCAAGACTTCACGCGGCGAGCGCTTGAGCAAGCTTCGCATTCGTCAAGTCTGCGAAGCCTTGGACATCGACTTGGACCTCATCCCCAAGGTCATCAACGACGGCGACGATCTGCAACCGCTCGTCCGAGCGCTCGAGGGCAAAAAGTTCACGGTGTGGACTCGGCTCCAAACGCGGAAGGACACCGGCGAGGTGACCTCCGAGGTGCTGTTCCAAGATCCGAACAGGACGCTCAGCGCAGCGAGCGACGACGGCGACGACGAGGACGACGACGATGAGCCGCAGTCCGAGCCCGCGCCGAAGAAGAAGCCGGCAGCGTCGAAGAACAGCAACGGCAAGAAGAAATGACGCCACGTCGTAGACGGTCGCTGCTCGAAGACGACGAGCTCTCCGAGATTGGGGGGCGCGATGAATCTTCGAGCGGCGACGTCTGCGAGGCGTGCGGTTGCGCGCGAAGCAAGCACACCGAGGATGGGTGTGCTTGCGGTAGGTGCGAAGGATTCGACGACGGAAGCGGAGACGGCGGATGAAAACGATCATCAACGACTTGTCGAAAGAGACGATCGCGAAGATCGCCGAGTCGCACAAGCGGCGGTTTGAGAACTTGCTCGCCAGCGAATCACGCAACGTGCGCAGGGGTGAATGCGAGCACTACCTGGCGGTCTGGTCGCTCGTTGCGGCGCACAACGGCGACGGCGTGCCGCTCGAACTAGAAGGTCGCAACGAGCTCTGCGAAGCGCTCTTCTGCGGCGACTACGACCCGATGCTCACTCCGGAGGAGCTCGACAAGGTCGAGGCGTGGCGCGATCCGCCTCCGAGCGAGATGTGACGGTGTGATCGATGTCCGCGAAGGCGCTCTCTGTCGTTCAAGAGTACCGTCCGCGAGAGCACGGTGCTCGCTGTGATCTCTGTCCGCTGAAAGGGAACACCGTCGTCCCGCCTAAGGCGTCGCCGCTTCCCACGAAGGTCGTCTTCGTCGGCGAGGCGCCGGGGCGGAAAGAAGAAGTTTTCGGAACACCATTCATTGGACAGACTGGCGTTTTTCTCAAAGGGCTCTGCCGTGAGGTCGACATCGACATTCTCGAAGCACACCTCACGAACGCGGCGCTGTGCCGCTCGAACATCGACAAGGAGAACGAGCTCGCCGCCACCTTCTGCGCCCCTCGACTCTTGAAAGAGCTCGCCGAGTTTGATCCGAAGATCCCCATCGTGACGTTCGGCAAGACGAGCACGCTCTCTGTGCTCGGCGTTCGGAGTATCATGAACTCGCGCGGGTTCGTCTGGACGGCACGCGAGCTCGACCCCGGCCCCGCCTGGAGCAAAGCGAAGAAGGCGAAGCTCCGCGGCGCCCCGAAGTGGAAAGAGATCTGGCTCAAGGCGCAGATCGTCGACGGGCGAAGCAAGCTCGCCGGCAGGACGGTGTTGCCGACTGTTCACCCCGCGTTCGTGCTTCGCTCCGACACTTGGCTTCCGATCTTGAAGATCGATCTCGACCGGATCGCTCGATGGATGCGCGGGGAACTGACGCACGAGATGCTCCTCGAGAACGGTCCGTACGTCGTCGTCACGAAGCAAGCCGACGTCCGTCGAGAGCTCCAAAAGCTGGCGCCCATCATCAGTGTCGACGTCGAAACTGGAGCGAGCACGGAGGGCGGCAAAGACGGCGCCGATCCTATTCGCAACCGCCTCCTCTGCGTTGGGATCTCGGACGGTGATCACACGGTCGTCATTTGGCCGTGGAAGACGAAGACGCACGCTCCAATCGTGAACGGGCTCTTCAAGCGGTCGAAGAAGATCGGGATGCACAACGGCTACAACTTCGATCAGATCGCGCTCGATCGCTTCGACGTCCCGTTCGAGCCCATCGACGACAAGCTCGAGGATACGCTCATCGCGCACCACACGTTCGCGAGCCACATGCCGCAACGGCTCTCTCACGTCGCGAGCGTGTTCATCGATGCCGGGCCGTGGAAGGTGACGTTCAAGCAGGGCACCGGCGGCACGACCGAGAAGGGTCTCCCGCCCGAGAAGCTCAGCGGTGAGGAGTTGACGCTCTACAACGCTGCGGACGCGCGCATCCAAGCGCAAGTTTGGCTCAAGATGCAAGCCGACCTCGAAGACGAGCGGGCCGTCTACGAGGTCGACAAGAACAACGCGAGATTGTGCCGGGGCATGATCATCAACGGCATCGGCGTCGACGTGGAACGCCGAACGCAGCTCTTGGAAGAGATGGATCGAAAGGAGACTGATCTTCTCTGGAAGATGCGGAAGCTGCTCCGCCGAGCGAAGTTCCATCCGATGCAGCTCGCCGAGGTTCGGAAGGCGCTCTTCACGATCCTGAAAGCGCCGCTCGCGTCGGCTGACCCGACCGAATCAGGGCTCCCGAGTACATCCCAGACGACGCTCGAACGGCTCAAGAACAACTCCACGCGCGCGGGCAGGTTCGCCGATCTGCTCTTGCAGTGGCGCGGCGTCGTCAAGATCAAGAGCACCTACTTGGTCAGCCAGATCCTCGACAAGCCGTCAAAGAAGACGCCCCTCGTTTCGCGCACGCATTTCAACTGGAGAAGCTACGGAGCCGCAAGCGGTAGGTACTCGTGCCGTTTGCAGTCGTGCCCCAGAGCCGAGCAACTCAAGGACAAGAGCATCGTGCTCGAGACGCGCGTGCGCGAAGTCTACGTCGCGCGTCCGGAGCACAAGCTCATCTACTTCGATCTCAGCCAAGCAGAGCTTCGATTCGCAGCCTACCTCTCTGGAGATCAAAGCTTCATCGCCGCGTGCGAGTCCGGCGACGTGCACACCGCGACGGCGAAGCTTCTCTTCCCCGCCGAGGCTGAGCTCATCGGGCGAGATCCGAAGGGCGTGGGGAAGCCCTTCCGCGACGTCGAGAAGAACTGCATCTTCGGGTTCATCTACTACGCGCAGCCGGACACGATCTTCGGCTTCGTGCGCAGCAAGGGGCTCCCCGTCCAAATGCGAGACGTGGTCTCGATGCACGACATGGTGCGAGACGTGTTCGCGCACTACTTCCGGTACGTCGATCGGAACAAGCAGTGGGTCGACAAGCACGGCCATCTCCGCGACGCGCTCTCCGGGCGGATCTCATGGCTCGGATGGCACGCTGGGTACCCGGACGTCGCGAACCGCCCGATCCAAGGAGGCATCGCATCGTTGATGAACGTACGCCTCCCGTCCATTTCCAGTCGATTGCCCAGCGGCTCGTCCGTCGTCGCACAGATCCATGACGCGGCGATCATGGAGGTGCCTGACCGTCACGTCGATAGTGTGAAAGCGCTCGTCAAAACGACGTGGGAGGAACCGGTTGTCATCCCAGCGAACGGGTGGGGTACGAGCGTACGCGTCGAGGACGGGGCGCGCCAATTCGTGATGCCGATCGAGCTGAAAGTCGGCGAACGGTGGAGCGCTTTCGGATGACGTCGGAAGGTGTACAGATAGTGAATAGATCGTTGAACCCTCTCGTCAGTGTTTACATGCAGGATCACCTCTCTTTTACAGCCATGACGGACGACTCTCCCGGCCCTCGCGCCGAACTCATCGACCCCGCCGCTACCGTGGCCTTCATGCTGGCTGGGAACGCCCACGTGACGTTCCAGAGCCGGCGGACGGACACTCGGTTCACCTATCGCGTAGTCCAAGCCGAGCGCCGTGCAGGCGACACCGGCGAGCTCCCGCACTTCGTGTCCGTATTGGTGGGCCCCGACAACGACCGCAGCTATCAGTACCTCGGGTGCATCTACCGTGGGCTCGTGTACGCGCATGGCAAAAAGAGCCGCATCGATTCGAGCGCGCCGAACGCTGTCGCGTTCTCGTGGGTGTGGCGGCGCCTCTCGGCGGGGCAGGCGCACCCGGAGCTCGCTGTCTACCACGAAGGGCGCTGTGGGCGCTGCGGGCGTCGGCTTACAACACCCGAAAGCGTCTCGACTGGGCTCGGACCCGTGTGTGCCAGGAGGCAGCCGTGAACATCACCGTCAAGGATCTCTCGTCTGATCAACTCTCGGCCTACAACGCTATCGTCGGTTGGGTGCGCGACGCCGACGGGGGCCTCCTCTCGCTTGGAGGCTACGCAGGCTCTGGGAAGAGCACGCTCGTGTCGCTCGTCGCTGCGCAGGTCGACTTGCCGGCGTTCACTGCGTACACCGGCAAGGCAACCTCCGTGCTGCGCAGGAAGCTCAAGACTGCCGGCACCGAGACCGTCGGCGCGCAGAAGAGGAGTCGCGATGGCATAACGTCGTCCGACCCGCGCCCCTACTGCGGGACGATCCACTCGCTCATCTACCGGCCGTGCGATTGCCTCGAACCGAAGACCGTCGAGATCCAGAAGCCGTGCCCTGAGAAGGGCTGCGTCGGCGAGACGACTTGGGAGTACGACCTTCCGGTCCGGAGCGTTTGCGCGAAAGGGCACGTCGGGTTGATCAAGTCGAAGGCAGCCTTCGACGCGCTCAAGCCGGCGCAGAAGTTCGTCTACGTCGAGAAAGTCGACGGCAGGTGCAAGCTCTGTGGTGGCAAGGAGTGGCTTCGCCGAGAAGCGCTCGATCGACGCTACGGGCTCATCATCGTAGACGAGGCGTCGATGGTCGACGACATGATGCTCCGCGACCTCCAGAGCTACGGCGTGCCGATCCTTGCGGTTGGCGACCACGGCCAGCTCCCGCCCGTCGGCGGCGTTGGTAGCCTCATGAAGAGCCCCAACCTACGCCTCGAGAAGATCCACCGGCAAGCGGAGGGTAATCCCATCATCGCGCTCTCGAAGTTGATCCGTGAGGAAGGGCGCCTTCCCGAGAGCATGCCCGGCGACTCGGTGCGGTTCGAGCGGCTACGCTTCATCGATCGGATCGTCGAGGAGCGTTACGAGAACGCCTCGGCGGTGCGCCTGCTCGAAATGGGGCTTGCTTGCTACACCAACCGTCGGCGCGTCGGGCTCAACGCTACCGTTCGTCGCGTGCGAGGTATCTCACGAGATGGCCGGGATCTTCCGCGTAAGGGCGAGCATGTCATCTGCCTTCGCAACATCAAGGAGCAAGGCGGCCGCCCGCCAGTGGCCAACGGGATGCGCGGCGTGCTTCAGGGCGATGTGACGTGGAAGTTGGTCAGGGACACGCACGGCGAGCTGACGGACGCCTACGGAAAGTCGGCGCGAGAAAGCGAAACGCAGCTTCTCGGTACGATCGAGTTCCCTGAGGACGAGATCAGCGTGGTGGAGTACGAGATGTTCGGGCCGCAGTTCGGGCGCGAGAAGACGTACTCCTCGCCTGAGGAGCTCGCGCGTGAGACAGGGATCCACTCGTTCTCGACTGCCGGAAGCCTCTTCGACTTTGGCTACGCGATGACCGTGCACAAGATGCAGGGTTCGCAGTTCGACGATCTGGTCGTCTGCGCTGAGAAGCCCGGACCGGTCGGTGAAGAGGACTGGCGTAGGTGGCTCTACACGGCCGTCACGCGGGCGTCCTCGAAGCTCATGGTGCTCCGGTGACTACGCGCGTCGTGGCCCCCAAGGTTACGAAAAAGTGGACGACCAGAGATGGGACGAGGGTTCGGATCTGCGACATGACCAACGAGCATCTAGTCAACACGATCAAGTTGTGCCGGCGAGCCCATGAGAGAGCGAAGGAAGAGATCCCGTACCCAACTTTTTGCGGCGAGATGGCACAGTTCTACGCCGAACGTGAATACGATTCTTTTTTAGAAAGCGGGCCCGAAGTGGCGTTCCCGTTGTACCCAGACCTTCTCGACGAGGCGTACCGCCGACGGCTCGACATTGAAGAGGAGAACGGCTCGTGAGCGGCTTTCATCTTCGCCGGCTCAAAGACTCGCCACTCTGGGCGATCAGCGTCGGTTACTACTCGCCGAAGCTGAACCAGGCCGCGCGTAACACCCCCGGCATGCGCTGGGACTCGGAGCTCAAGGCACATGTGGGCTACGTCGATGCGGTCGAGCAGATCGTCGCGCGCTTGAAAGAGCTAGGGCTCAAGGCACCCGAGCCCCCGACTAATGCTCGGAAGTGGCCGCACAACTTGCTGGTTTCCTACGACGGCGCGCGCGACTACCAGAAGGAAGGCATCGACTTTCTCATCAACCAGGCAGGCTCGGGCGCACTCTTGGCGGACGACATGGGCGTCGGCAAGAGCTTCCAGACCGTCAAGGCGGTCCGAGCACTTCGCCGGAAGACGATCATCGTGTGCGAAGCTCACGTCCGCGGCGTGTGGGAACGAGAGCCGGAGTTCGATGACAAGGGGGGCGAGATCGCGAAGTGGTGGCCGAAGGCGCACGTCTTCAAGCCGTACGGTGTCACACCCGAACCGATACCGGCGAAGACCGACGTCGTCGTGATTCACTACGACATCATCTACGCCTGGGTCGACGTGCTCCTCGAGTGGGCTGCGGACGACATGACGATCGTCTTCGACGAAGCGCAGATGCTTCTCAACCCGACGTCCAAGAGATCGACAGCGTGCCGCGCGTTGGCGCACGTCGCGCGCGGGCGTATTGCGCTCACCGGCACGCCGCCAGTCGACAAGGTGAAGGATCTACACAACGTCATCGACACGATTAGCCCCGGGCGGTTCGGTGAGTTTTTCGGTTTCGGATTGCGCTACGCCGACGCGCAGCAGAAGGAGGTCGACGGTCCCGAGAAGACGAAGAAGCTCGTGTGGGACTTCTCCGGGCGATCGAATGTGAAGGAGCTCCGACAGCGGCTCGACTGGTTCTGTCTTCGTCGAACGAAGCGGGAAGTGCTCAAGGAGATCCCAGCGCTCCAGCGACAGATCGTCGACGTTCAAGTGCCTCCCAAGTACCGCACCGTGATGAACGCGCGTCTCGTCGAGGACAAGAAGAAGATGCGCATGGCGCTCGACAGCGCTGCCGACGGGAAGTTCAAGAGTGTTCTCGAGCTGGTTCGAGGGCATCTGGAAGCCGGACAGCGAGTCGTCGTCGGCACGCACCGTCGAGCTGTTTGCGAGAAGATCTGCGATGTGATCTCCGAGGTCGCGCCGACCAAGTTCATCCACGGCGGCGTGCCGCTCACGAGGCGGAACAAGATCATCGCCGAGCTTCGCCGCGTCGAGGGCCCCGTCTGCTTGGTCACTACTATCGACAGCACGGCGACGGGCATTGACTTGACGTTCGCGAACGTTGGCGTCATCGCCGAGCTCGTGTGGGAGCCACGCGATCTCGTGCAGTGGGAAGCCCGAACGCATCGGTTCGGCGCGTCCACGACGAATCCAGTGCTCATTCAGTACGTCATTGCGCGTGGCACCGGCGACGAGCTCATCCTCCACGCTGTCATCAACAAGCTCGACAACTTCCTCGACCTCGTCGAGACCGACAAGGGCGACGGTTTCAAGGAAGCTCTCGTCGGCGAAAAGGACGTGGGTCTCTCGAGGCTTGCCGCGGCGTTGAAGAAGATGAGCGAAAAGGAGAAGAGGTCAAAATGAGAACAGACAGACGAAGGCGAAACCGAAAAACGGGACGTTCGGCGAGAAGGAAGCAAGAGGCCACGCCGAAGACGAAGAAGGTCGTACGCCAATGAGGATCGACATGCGAGATCAACAAGCGATCCGAGATCAAGTGCACGCTGGGCTCGCGGCTTTGCGGGTTCAGGGGCGACAGATCTGGGGCAACGACAAACTGGCGCTCGCCGGGATCGTGCTTCGGCTGACGGTCGGCGTCGGCGATCTCGCACGGCTCGCACGCGACACGCACCCGCCAACCGCCGCGGCACCATGGCGTCACGAGCTCAAGAAGGAGCTCGGCAACATCATCTTCTCGACGATCCGCTGGGTCGACGACCTCGGCCTCGACGTGCTCGAGTGTCTCGATCTCGCCATCGAGGCGCAGGAGAAGTTCGCGAAGTCGGGGAGACCGAGATGAAGGGCGGCTTCGAGACCGGCGCTCTGGTGCGCCTGAAAAGCGGTGGTCCGAAGATGACCGTGATGCAACGCACGGGCGATCAGTGCGCGTGTTGTTGGTTCGTGGCCGATCAGGAGCACCATAGATCGTTCCCGACGGGCGCGATCGAACGTGCTGGATTTCTAACAGGAGATTTGTTCGAGAAGTACGATTTGATTTTGGAGTCTTGGCCCGCGAGCTCACTAGGCATTCAAGTCGAGCGCCTCACGGGACCTGTAGAGGAGCACCGTCGCCTCGATGGTCCTAAATCTGGATCGGCGCTGCGTGACGCGCTCGAACTCATTCACGGAGAGAGCGTCGCTGCCGAGTATCGGGTGAAAATTGTAGACGTGAATCGAAAATCGTTTCGCGGCGTCAGTCAAGTTGCGTTGCCGGACACGCGGCCTGGATTCGCCGGGAAGAAGCCTCGGAAAGTTGCGAAGTCGGGGAGGCCGCGGTGAAAGTCCGCGCCGGCAACCGCTACGTCGAACGTCCGGCGCGCGAGCTGCTCATCGAAGCGCTGGGGGCGCCGCTTCTCTTGTTCGTGTTCTTGAAAGCAATGCGTGGAGGTTGGTGAAGATGACCGAGATGCAGTGGTGGAGCGCCAAGCGCGCCGGAGAAGAATTCGTCACCCAACGAGTGCTCGTAGTAGGGGATTACATCGCGGTGTCGCTCGGGTCAGGTATCGGCCCTGGAGATTTGTGGGACGATGCGAAGCGCAGGATCGAAAACCACGGATGGGTATGGACCTGTGAAACCGTTACGTTGAACGAGGCGACGGTGTTCGACAAACCGCGCCAGGACGCCGTGAACCATCCCCCGCACTACAACGCCCATCCGAGCGGCGTGGAGTGCATCACGGTCGTCGAGCACTTCAACTTCAACCGAGGCAACGCGATCAAGTACATCTGGCGTGCTGGGGAGAAGGGGCACGAGTTGGAGGATCTCAAGAAGGCCGAGTGGTACTTGCGCAGAGAGATCGCGCGGCTGGAGAAGGAGAGCTCGACGTGAACAAGATCCTAGAACTGCGGATCGACGGCTTCTGTTCCTTGGAGGACTACGGAAAGAAGGCTGATGGCACGCAGGATATGCGTGTTGTTCGTGGCTACAAGATCCTACTCGTCGAGAATCGCGCGCGGATTTTGTTCGAGGAGACGTTGCCTAGAGAGAAGGTGCCGGCGAACCCGACGCAGTTTCTCGCGCGTCGAGTAGCGGACATCCTCACCCCGTATCTTCCAAGAATCGATCCGGAGGAGCTATGCCTCGTCGAGTAAAAAGGACCCGTGTGCCGAAACGCACCTCTTCCGATGATCGAGTCGAACTGATCATCAAGGGAGGGCAGGGGTACGTCGTGGCGCGAGGCGTGGAGCAACCGGAAAACTTCGACAACGAACGCGGCGCCTATGTCGAAGTCGGGCCTCGGCACACGGTGGCGTTCAAAATCACGCAGGCCGAAGCGATCGACGCTGCGATCGTGATGTTGGCGGCGGCTGGGCCTCACCTCAAAGACTGTTTCGAGCATCAAGAGGTGCTCGTGGGGCTTCTCGAAGAGTTGGGGATCCTGGAAGCTATAAAGGCGCCCAAGTGACCCCCGGCCTCATCCTGAAGCTCGAGGACGCGCCGAAGGGCGTTCGCCTCATCGTCTGCGGCGGACGCGACTACGCCGACCGTGAGCGTGTCTTCGCGGTCCTCGACGAGCTCCGCCCATGCGAGATCGCGCAAGGCGAGGCCACCGGCGCAGACAGTCTCGCCAAAGCGTGGGCAGCGGAGCGAGGGGTACCCTGTGCGCGGTTTCCAGCGCTCTGGAACGTCGAGGGAAAGTCGGCGGGCCCCAAGCGCAACCGTCGCATGTTCTCCGGCTTCGAGCCCGACGGCACCGTCGCGTTCCCCGGCGGTCGCGGCACGGCGGACATGGAGAACGTGACGATCGACGGCGGGGCGTGGTTGGTGAGGATCCGATGAAACGCGCAAATAAGAAACGGCGTTGCTGCGTCATCGGTTGCCGAAAGAGCGCGCGGACCTACATCGCGGGACCGTTGATCATTGAAAAAGGACAGTACGCAAGTATCGCGCTCCCGATTTGCGCCGCTCACGAAGAAGCCCATAACGCGGCCCGATTGCTTACGGGGAAGGGCTAAATGGGCGCCAAAGAAGAAGAGACCGGCAACGTCGTCCCGGGCCCCGCCATCATGGGCGAGCCGTGGTGGCTGATTCGGAGCGGCCCGACGGAGATCTGCTGCCACATGGCGGCGAGTTGGTTCGCGGCGCGCGACATCGGACGGAAGTTGACGGAGCACGAGAACGTTTCGGCGGAACAGATTCAGAGAAAGAAGAAGGAAGAAAACATGATCAAGATCTTGAAAGAAGAACCTGTCGTCTCCATTCTTGCGGAGATGAGCCTGAGCGCCACCGGCGTCGACGAAATGGCCGAATGGGTGCGTTCACGGAATCCGAAGTGCATGCCGGATGAATATCAAGCAGGTCACCCGGCGGCGTACCAGTCGCTATTTCCTTACGACATCTCGACCGTCGATGTATCGGACAACGAGCTCCTCGTCGAGCTCGCAGGCCGCAAGTGTTACAACTCCTTCGGCCTCAAGGCGGGTCGCAAGTCGAACGCGGAGTACATCGCGAACACGCAGCAGGGCGACGTCCCGCACGCGAGCATCATGTACCACGCGAAGATGACGTTCTTCATCGCGGGCGTTTCGCGTCGCGTCTCTCACGAGCTCATCCGCCACTACGTCGGCGCCGACCGGACCGAAGAGGGCTCACCATCGCAAGAGTCGACGAGGTACGTCGAGCATTCGGGGTGCTACGTCGCGCATCCGGCGATCCTCGACAACCCCGAAGAGCTGGCTCTTTTCGGTAGCGCGATGGGGCGCAACTATGCCGAGTACATCAGTTACATCGCGCGGTGCGAGGCGGTGTACAAGCGCGATCACGCCGGTGCGGGCCCGATCGGGATGGCCCGCAAGCGCATCTTCGAGAGCGCTAGCCCGTACCTCTCTCACGCCTGCGAGACGTCGTTCGTGTGGACTACAAATCCGATCGCGCTCGCGAAGATGTTCAAGGAGCGCGACAACGAGGCGGCCGATCTCGAGTACCTGCGCCTCGCGCGGAAGTGGAAGAAGCTGTGCGTGGCGCGCTGGCCGGGGCTGTTCCCGCAGCCGTGGATGAAGCCGTGAGAAAGGCAGCACAAGACGTCGTCCCGCCGCCGCGCCCAGTGTGCGCATCTATCCGGTGCTGCTACGTCTGCAACGCACCGCGCCCCGAACACGGCATCGGATGGGAGGCGTTGGAGCGAAAAAACCTAGACCCACAGGACCGTTGCCCACGGCATCGTGAGGAGCGTCCGACGATTGCGACGCTCGGAGAATTGGTCGGCGCTCGTCAAGGAAAGAAGAGGTCTAGACCATGACCTTCTACGTTCAGATCCCCTGCTTCGTCTCGAAGGAACATCCCAACCGCACGGCGACCCCTAACAGTTGGATCGAAGTCGAGGTTCAAGCGAATTCACCGCTCGAAGCCATCAGGCGAGTCGAGCGAGCGCTCATGTCGCTTTCCGTCGCTACGACGCCGATAGAGCCCGACGAAACTTCAGCATGAACACCGAGGACGAAGAGGAAGCGCCCACCACGGTCCGCTCCGCCCGCCCCGAGGAGCTTGCGATCCCGAAGCAGCGGCGCGGATACCGCCCGAAGAAGACGCTGTCATCGACCGGCGACATCGAACGGATGGTCGACGAGATCGAGAAGAAGGAAGGGAAAGTCGAGTCCGTGTTCGTGATGGTGCTGCTCCGGTACACGCGGAGTCTCGAGTCGACGAACAAGGCGCAGAAGGAGATCGTTCAGAAGCTTGGGCGGGAGCTGGCTGCGCTGAGGATGAAGAAGGGGGTTCGTTGATCGTGGGAAAGGTTCGGCATGAAGAAGTTTGCTGATCGCTGCCCCGGAAAGAAACCGTACCGAGGTTACCTCGCACCGTGCTGGCGTTGCGGTGCATTGGTTGTCCACGCCGAGAAGACAGGAAAACCGTTTCATATGCACAGTCGGTCGAAGAAGTGTGCAACCGCCGGTGTAACCCGACTTGCGTATCGAGCGCAGTAGATTTACTATTTCAAGACTCACGGGGCCGAATTGATTCGACGTGGGAAGGAAGGACGAGTCAGCGTGCAGAGGCGCCCGGCCTCTAAAACGGGCACACGTAGTTGCGAACGATAACGCATCCCGCATCGCGGCCTGAAAAACCGCGTAGCCGTCCGCCGGTGAGATAGTTCTAGTAACCGAACGGGCGCAACACGAGAGCTGGGCAGCACGAGAGCGCTTCGGATAGCGCTGCCGAGGAGAAGTCGAAGCTAGGTCGCGCCCGAACGCGCGAACTCAGTCGCTGGGGATATGGCGACCACGCACGTGGACGATGATTCGACCAGAGAGCTCGCGGACCCGGAGTCGTTCTCCGGCGGCTCCACTCCTCCAGGGCAATGGAGGATGGTGGAGGTGCCCGACAGATTCACCGTCTGTCGGCCCCCAAAGAAACGGCTCGGCGATCCCGGGCCGTTTCGCTTTTCACCTCAACGGGGTCCACTTGAGCACTTCGGCGAGAAGCGCGAGCACGGAGAGCCCGAGGCACACCCAGCCGTACGGCTTGGGGCTTCCGGCGGACAAAACGATGAGCGCAACGCAGATCAGGATTATGGCGAACATCGATACTTCCTTCAGGTGGCCCAGAAAATACGAATTGGAACAGTGACTGAAGTTGTGGCGCCGTTGTAGATCGCGAGCAAGGTCACCGTCCCGTCTCCGAGGTTCCAGCAGCCGCACACTCCGGCGACTTCACTCCCTGGAATCGTCTCGCCGTCTAGTGACGTCCACGGCTCCGCGTCGGCGGGCAAACCCGGCACAGCAACAGCGTCGAATCGCTGAAGCCCGTTCACCATGTTGAACGTCACCGTGACGGCGGCGCTCTGAATAGTCGATCCTGAAGCGTGTCGGGGTTCCGGGTACGCTTCTCCTCTACGTTGACCGCTGATACGCATTGTCTTCCGTCCTTTCAGATGAATGTGATCGGTGCCGACGTGATCGGCACGCCCGCCATCGCGAGCGACAGCGTCCGCGTGTAGAGCCCGCTCAGGAACGTCGGCGCCGGCACAGTCTGCGGATCCAGTGGCGGGTTCAAAGGCGGATGAGCTGTTTCGGGCTCTAAGAACTGCCCGATCGGCGCGCTCAACTGAGCGCTGCTCGGCGGCTGTGCTAGCGCGACGCAGAACGCGCCCGAAGGCTTCTTGAGGATCTCGGCACCGAGGTTGCCCTTTACGCTCGCGTTGCTGTTCGTGCCTTCTTGATTGGTACCGGTGTTCGTGTTGTCGATCCCGGTAAACGGCGACGTGAGCGTGATGTACTTCGGCGTCACATGGGCAACGGTGTAGTACACCGGAAGCGTTCCGAACGCTGTGTCGAGCGTCATCTGCTCGGCGAACTGAATGACGCTGCCTTGCGACAAGGATCCGGTCTGATCTTCCGTCGTGGGTACGCTCGTCGAACCAGTCGTGAGCATGAAGTCTCCCAAGAGCTGGGGCATGGTCAAACTTTGCTGTGCGAGCGAGAAGTACGACGGGGGCAGGTACGCGAGTGTGTTCTCGATCAACATCTGCGCCTCGTCGGTGAGACGCGTGTAGTCGGTCGCCGTCGCGTTCGACGGGATCGCCGGCAGATCTTCAGAGAGTTCGACGAGCGTGATCTGTCCGACGCTGTTACCGAAAGCGCCAACGTCTGGAATGATAAGTTGCACGATCTCCGCAACGTCTATGCCCTGCGCATCTGGCGACGAGAAAGCGGCTGGACGTCGACCGGTGAGACTCGCCTGCGTCGTGAATGGCCCGGCTCCGGTCGAGTCGTTGTAGATCAGCGTCACAGTGTGCGCGCCGCTTCCGGCCGGGATTGCCGGATTGATTGCAACACCGTTCGTGTCGAGATCCGAGGTCGAGTAGACAGCGATACGTGCTAGCGACGCCGGATCTGCGACCTCCT